GGTGGTGGCGGTGATGCTTCTTTGAAGCAAATTCAGCCTACCACGATTGCGCAGACCACTAAAGCGGTTGAAGAGCGCAAGGGTTTGGTTGATATGTTAATGGGCAAGCCGGGGTATACTCGGGCTGGACAGGGGATTGTTTATTCTTAACAGGAGCGGTGAGATGTTTGTACGAGATAAAGCATGGGCCAAGGATGGGTTGGCTTTTACGGGGCTTATGATTGATGATTATGAAACATTCAAAGGGATTCATTTTTATCAATCGTGGGGCGGTAAGCCACCCGGTAAGATTTTCAGCTTTGCAGAAAACTCTTTAGCGGTTTCGGAGGAAAACATCCAACAAGCCATGAATTCTTTATGGCTAGAGACGAAATCAGGGCGTGAATCAACAGGTTTAATTCTGTGCTCAAAGAATTATTATAATCTTTATTGGAATTCTCTCGAGACGCAACAGCGTTTTTGGAATGATAAATTATCATCCGAAGGTTTTGATAATCTGAGATTCAGGCAAGCTGATGTTGTTTGCGATAGCGAAATGAATGCAGAATTGTGCTCCCCAGATTATATGTGGTTCGTTGATGATGAGGACCGTGACAACGCGCTTGATTTTGTTAAGAAGGGTCGCGCTGCTGATTCGTCCTATCAAAAACTATTGAGAGAGGTTGATTTGAAGAAAGATAAGTTGCTTGAAATGAGGATGTGATGGCCGCAAGACTTAGCCCTAAGCATGACGCGCTTACGAGAGAAAAGATCAAGGTAAGTCAGCTTGTTAATAGATTGAATTCTTTTATTTTAGCTGACGAAGACCCTAAGACCAAGAAGCCTGTTGAAATGAGCACTTCTCAGGTGACGGCGGCACTTGGCCTGTTAAAGAAAGCTCTTCCTGACTTGCAATCGATTGAAATGCTTGTAGAAGATAATCGGAGCCTAAGTGATGACGAACGCGCAGCCCGCCTTGACGAAATCACAGCGGCGCTTGCTAGAGACCGAGCTTCTGGAACTCTTGGAGCTGGAATTAAAGGCCAAGGCAAGAAACAGCTTAACTGAGTTTGTCAAGCAAATTGACGTCCCCGGCGCGCCGGTATCCGAGGACCTTGATGAAACGAAGTTCTACGAAGAAAAGCTTATCCCGGCCCGTCACCATGAATTGATCATCGAAGCACTTGAAGCTGTTGACAGTGGCGATGTAAAGCGGTTGATGATTTTCATGCCCCCAGGTAGTGCAAAATCGACGTATGGCACGGTTTGCTTTCCATCGTGGTGGCTTGGCAAAAACCCTAAGAAATCGATTATCTCTTGTTCGTATGGCGGCGATCTAGCAAAGAAGTTTGGTCGTAAGTGTCGCCAGATCACGCGCTCTAAAGAATACAAAGCGATTTTTGATACGACGCTGAGAGGCGACAACGCCGCTGCTGATGAATGGTCGCTCGAAAACGGCTCTGAGTACATGGCGACTGGCATCATGTCTAGCGTCACTGGTAACCGGGCCTATGGCTTGGTTATCGATGATCCGATCAAGGGTCGTGAGGATGCTGATAGCCCTACCATTCGTGATAAGACTTGGGAGGCGTACAAATCTGACCTTCGCACTCGGTTAATCCCGAATGTTGGTTTCATAATCATGATTCTTACCCGCTGGCACGAGGATGATCCAGCCGGGCGTATTCTCCCCGAAGACTACAACGGTGAAACGGGTTGGATTACGGCACGCGACGGCGAAGAATGGTACGTGCTGGCGCTTCAAGCGGAATGCGAGCGCGATGACGATCCGCTAGGCCGCAAGGTTGGTGAATACATTTGGCCGGAGTGGTTTGGCAAAGAACACTTTGACCAGGAAAAGCTAACCCAAGGCCCTCGTAACTGGTCAGCGCTCTATCAACAGCGCCCCGCACCCGAAGAAGGCGACTATTTTCAAAAAGACTGGATACAATGGTACGAGTGGGATGCTTCTAAGGAGAACAACGGCGCACCAAAGCACTTGAAGTTTTATGGTGCATCCGATTATGCCACGAAGAAGAATTCAGGCGATTGGACGGTGCATGGTGTTGCTGGCGAAGACCCTAACGCTGATTTGTACATCATTGATTGGTGGCGCAAGCAAGAGACCCCGGACATTTGGGTTGATCAGTTCTTAGACATGGCTCAGAAATGGAACACGTCTGTTTGGGCGGAGGAAAGTGGTCAAATCCTCAACGTTGCCGAGCCGATTATTCAGCGCATTCAACGTGAGCGCAATTTCTACCCGCACCGTAAGCAGTTCCCTTCGGTCGCGGACAAGGCGGCAAGAGCGCAGTCCATTCGTGGTCGTATGTCGGCTAAGAAGGTTTACTTCCCGCGCAATGCGCCTTGGACTGATGCCTTGATCAGCGAGATGATGCGCTTTACGGGCGCGACTGGCGACATTGATGATCAAGTTGATGTTCTTGGCATGTTTGGCCGGATGATTGGTGGCATGCAAGGCGGCAAGGTTCCGCCTAAGCCTAAGACGTTGAAAAAAGTGACCCTTGATGATTTGTGGAAGGATCATGAGCAGGGGTTGGATGGTGATGATGTTTGGGTTTGATTTTTGAGGAGCGAGAGAGATGGCTTATGTTTACATGATTAGTCATTACGATGAATACGGATCAGACGACGTATCGGCGTCCTTAAGCAAGGATGGATTGTTTAAAATCATCAACGCGCCGTCTTTTTTCTATTCGGATGAATCTCGGTTAGCCGTCACGGAAAAGCTAAAGACGTTGTTTGAGCTAAGAGACATTGAGCTTGCCGGAAAACAAAAGCATGATCTCCAAAAAGGATGGGGCGGATTTCAACTGCATGTTGTTGAGCTTGATGTTGCAAGAACTTGAGGAGTGAGAGAGATGTTCATATTTTCACGGGAAGAGAAAACACCAGAAGTTGAAGCCACTGGCATCATGTCAAGCGATTTCGAGTTCAAGAGCGATGATACAAAAACCATTTTGCAGCAAATGAACGAAAAATACAGCGGTTGCACTTTCCAGATGGGACCTCCTTATGCGGCTGTATATCGCCTCTGCATTGATTGAAAACCTCATTGAAGCTGGTGTGTTGATGCCGGGGCCGGGTGTTGAGGATAAATTAACAAATGACAAAGATGCGTAAATAAATGCCACAGCAATTCCCAAGCCCACCAATCTCAGGCGGCGGGCCAAATAACACAGACCTGTATCAAGGTGATCCCGGATATGCGCAAGCGTTGAAGGGTCAACCCGTAACCCCAGTGCAATCCGGCATGGGTGTTTTGGATGTTGCCCGTGGTCTTGGCGCTCCGGCACCAACTCAAGATGAGCTTGTGCAAATGTTGATGAGCGCCGCTCGTTTTGTTGGTCCACAGGCTGACGTTATTGGGATGAAAGAAGATGCTGCTCAGGTTGTCCCTGCATTGCAAGAGGGTGATTATGCGAAGGGGTTGTCGTCTATGCTGATGGCTGGTGCTGCTATTCCCATGATGGCGGTGCCGGGGACTGTTAGCTCTGTTAAGGGTGGGGTTAACAAAATACCCAAAGGCCAAATGACAAAAACGGGATGGTCTTTTAAGGATGTTGATCAGCCTAAGTTTTCTTCGGCACAAAAACAAAAAATACAAGATGAGTTGTCAATTCCTAGATACAAAGAGGTTGACCTGCCAATTCGTTCTATGATCGCGACACAAGATAGTGTTAACGCGGATTTTGTTGAGGCTACATCTAGAAAGACCTCTCAGCAAATTCCAACGGTTGTTAAGTCTGGCGGGAAATATTTTGTTAGAGATGGTCATCACAGACTTGTTGCGGCGTCGGCTGATGGGGATCAAACGGCTAAAGTTGCTTTAGTTGATTTAGATAAGACAGACGTTAGCGTCCCTTTACTTGATTGGGAGAGGCCCCGAAAAATGACCAAAGAAGACAACCAACTTCTCGAAGAAATTTTTAAAGATTTATCGGAATGAATCGCTAAATGACCGACACCCTCACCCCCGTTGAAGAAGTCGAAGACTTTGGCGAAGGCAAAGATGCCCTTGTCTCACGTTGGATGACTGAGATCAAAGTTGCTCAAAAAGAGAACGAAGCCCATGGCATGGACTGGTTCAAAACGGGTGATGAGATCGTTAAGCGCTATCGTGATGAGCGTGACGAGAGCCAAAACAACACTGTTCAACGCAAAGATTCAAAGTTCAATATTCTGTGGGCCAATGTTGAGTTGCTTCAGCCCGCCTTGTACTCTCGCACCCCGGTGCCTGAGGTTGTTCGTCGTTTCAAGGAACGTGATCCGGTCGCCCGTGCGGCGGCAACCTTGCAAGAGCGTGCAATTTCCTACACGCTAGACACGCAAGACTTTGACGATGTGATGACGGCGGTGGTTAAAGATCGTTTGTTGCCGGGGCGTGGCACGTTGTGGGTGCGCTATGTGCCGACTCTTGAGGATGTTACACCACAGATTGGGGTTATGCGAGAAGAGGCTTTCGATGATTTTGGCATGGCTATTGAGGTGCCTTACCAAGACGAGGAAGGCAATACCTACACAGACGACCTGATCAAAACCGCTGAAGACGGCTCAATGTACGTTGACGGCGAGACTTATGAGGAAGTCACCGAAGAAAAAACCATTGTCGATTATGTCTATTGGAAAGACTTCTCACACAACCCTGCCCGCAATTGGGGTGAAGTGCGTTGGGTAAGTCGCCGGACGTACATGACCCGCACGCAATTGCGCGAACGCTTTGACAAAAAGATCGCTGATGCGGTGCCGCTGGACTTTACGCCTAAGAACATTTCAAATGACGACGAAATCGGCACGGCGCACAACGAGACGTTCAAGAAAGCTACGGTTTATGAGGTTTGGGATAAGACGGAGAAAAAGGCTTATTGGTTTGCTGAGAAGTACGAGCACGGCCCATTGGATCAGCAAGATGATCCGTTAGGCTTAGAGAACTTCTTCCCTTGCCCTAAGCCTATTTATGCGACCACAACCACAGACACCATGATCCCTGTGCCTGATTATTCTGAGTACCAGGATCAGGCTAACGAGCTGGACGCTTTGACCAGTCGCATGAAGAACTTGATGAAAGCGCTAAAGCTTTCCGGCGTTTATAACGCTGCTATCAAGGGCCAGTTGCAAGACATCCTGAGCAAATCGGAAAACACCCTTGTTGCGGTTGATAATTGGGCAATGTTTGCCGAAAAGGGCGGCATGAAGGGCAATGTTGATTGGGTCCCTGTACAGGAAGTCGCTGCGGTGTTGTTGTCGGTCGTTCAAACCCGTGAGCAGGTCAAACGCGATTTGTACGAGATCACGGGTTTGTCTGATGTGATGCGTGGTTCGTCTGATCCGAATGAAACGCTCGGGGCGCAAGAAATGAAGGGTCAGTACGGCACCCTTCGCCTTAAGAACAGCATTGCAGAAGTCCAGCGTATGGCGCGTGATACATTGCGCATTATCGGTGAAATCATTGCTGAGATGTACTCGCCCGAGACCATCCGCGAGATTGCTGGCATGGAAATGCCAACTCGTGCTGAGGTCCAACAAGCACAGGCCATGCTTAAAGAGATGGAAGGTCGCGAAGAGAAAATCAAAGAGCTGCCGCCTGAGCAACAAGCTCAAGCACAGAAAATCCCTGGCCCGTCTAAATCCGAAATGGACGATATTCGCGACATGGCGAATGATGTTGCGTTCGAAGACGCTATTGAGTTGTTACAGGATCAAGGTGCACGTACATTCCGCCTCGACATTGAGACAAATTCAACGATTGCGGCTGATGAGCAAAATGACCGTAAGGATCGTATTGAGTTCTTGAACACGGCTTCGAGCTTTATGAAAATGTCGGCTGAGCTTGGTGGTACGGTCCCCGAGTTTGTTCCGGCGCTTGGCGAAATGTTCATGTTTGCTTTGCGTGGGTTCAAGGTTGGTCGCCAGCTTGAAGACAGTTTCGAAGAGGCTATCGAGGCTATTCAGCGCAAGCATGATCAACAGGCAGACAACCCACAACCTGATCCTCAATTGGTTTTGTTGCAGCGTGAGGCGGATCGTGAAGATCGCAAGCTTGATCTTGAAGAAAAGCTTGTTCAAGGCAAGGTCATGAACGAAGCGGACAAGAACCAGATCACAGCGCTTGACGACAAAACCGGTCATGAGGTTGACCGCGAGCAATTGCGCGTTGAGAAAGATTTGAAAGAACGTGAGCTTGCTCAAGATTTTGTGAATGAGACCGTTAGGTCTTTTGGGGGTTGATATGCACAAAGACAAACTAAAAACATCCCCAACCAACAAAGCCTACACCAATGGCCTTAAAAACATCGACTGGTCAATCGGGCGTGAGGAGCGGGAAGCACAAGAGGCAAAACGCAAGGCCGCAAACCGAAAGCTAGCGGCGGCGAAATATCAGCACCAAATCATGCCAGATATTCAGCCGTTTATTGATCCGATTGATGGCAACGAAATCACCAGCCGTCGTCAAAAGCGCGAGTTTATGCGCAAACATGATGTGATTGATGTTGGCAATGAGAAACCCCGTCCCCCGAGGCGGCAAGCGTTGCCCCCGGTCAGCGAGGATATTAAAAGGGCGCTTCAAGAATTGGGTGGGTAAACCTTAAAAGGAGTGAGTGAGATGGAAAACAATACGCTTGATTTTACGATTACGGTAACGGACAGAGAGCAGTTAGAATTTTCAGCAAGTGAGTGGCGTTGTTTAGATGCCATTGAAAGTAAGATCGACAACGCGCAAGAAGGCGCTGCTCGTACTGTTTTGTTAAAAGCGGTGAAAGCCGCTAAAGAAGGGCTTGTTCTTTCTAAAGAATTGGTTGATAAAGCCAACGACAAACTTGGAGCGTCACAGCGCACTGTAAAAAGGCAAGAGGAAACAATCCTTGCTCAAAAAGAAAAATACAATGAGTTGTGGAAACTTCACAGGTTTGTTCTAAAAGGGCTGATTGACCGTAATAACTACGGTCAAGATGATTAAAACACGAATTGTCGGCGTTGGGTCCCTCTCCCCATTGCGCTGGCATAGAGGGGGTTGTAGCGAGTTTTCGCTCCAATCACTTGCTCCCCCCTCGTTTTTCATGGGAGCGCGAAACAATGAAGGATAAAACGAATGGCGGATGACATGGGCGAAATGGAAGAGAACGAATCCCCGGAAGACATGGGCGAAATGGATTGGAAAGCGGACGGCGATTGCCGCACGTTGATTGAAGCCGAACAAATCAAGAAAGATAAACCGCGTTTAAAGGCGGCGATGAAAAAGGCCAAAGAGAAGATGGCCGCATTAAAGGAGCTTGAGAGCAATGAGTGAAGATGTAACAGCCGAACAACTGGAGAGCATTGTTTCTGATAACGATGTTGGTGAAAGCTTGCGCGAGACTCTTGAGGACGCGTTCTCGGATACATCGTTTAGTGACGATGATCAAACGCCGGAGCCTGAAGAGGACAAAGTAGAGGAAGAAACCAAGAGCGAAAAAGACAAATCGGATGATGCGCAGCCGGATGACGGCGAAGACGCACCCGAAGATGATGATACTGATCCTGAATCTGAGGTGGAGGAAACTCCTCCCGAGGATGAAGATCAGACAGAGACCGACCAAGCCAAAGATGCTAAGGATCAAGATGGTGCCCCTGGCTCCCTGACTGCTCCCGGTACATGGTCGGCTGAGGAGAAAGCTGAGTTCGCCAATCTCCCTGAAAAGGTGCAAGCAACTGTTTTGCGTCGTGAAGGTGATCGGGACCGTGCTTTTAGCCAAAAACAGGCCGAAATGAACCAAAAGGCTCAGAGCTATAAAGCGATGGACCAAGTTTTTGAGCCCTACGATGAAGTGCTCGCAATGAACGGCGTCGATAAGCCAAACCTGATTAGACAGTATTTGGCTTATGACAAAGCTCTTGCGAACGACCCCGTGGGGACCCTCAAAACCTTAGCTAGTCGCGTTGGCGTTGACCTTTCATCTTTGAACCAGGAAGCAGAAGGTGAAGAAGCTTCACCACAATTCCTTGCCTTAAAGCGTGAGCTCGAAGAGACGCGCCAGACGGTCAATTCTTTTCAAACGGAACGACAGCAACAGGAAGCGTTGTTAAGTCAACAGCGACAACAAGACTTGATTGGGCAGCTTACGACTTTTGCCCAATCGACAGACGAAACGGGAAACTTGAAGTATCCCCATTTTGAAGAGTTGCGTGTCGCAATGGGCGCGCTAATGGATAGTGGACAGGCTCCTGATATGGATTCCGCCTACAATCAAGCTCTTTGGGGTTCTCCTAATCACCGCGATAGCTTGTTGGCGGCACAACGTCGAGAACTGGAAAAAAGCACTAAGGCCGTTAAAGCGGCCCATGCAAAAAAGGCCGTTAAAGCGGCTGTAAGCGTTTCCGGCTCACCAGGTGGTGCAGAGCCACCCGCATCTGTTGGTACTATTCGTGAAGAACTTGAAAAGGCCGCACAAGGCTTATAAGGATTTGATGCTTCCTCATAATACGAGGAAACTCAAATGGCATCCCCAAATCTCAGCGAGGTTGTCGCCACAACTTTGCGAAATCGTTCGCAAAAATTGGCGGACAATTACACCAACAACAACGCATTGATTCAGCGCCTTAGCGAAAGGGGCAATATTAACCCTGTTCGTGGCGGTCGAACCATCGTTGAAGAAATCGCATACCAGGAAAATGACACTTTCACGCGTTATTCTGGTTATGAAACGGTCGACATTTCGCCAAGTGACGTCGTTACGGCGGCGGAATACGAAATCAAACAGGCCGCTGTGTCTGTGTCCATTTCCGGCCTGGAACAACTTCAGAACTCCGGCAAATGGCAAACTCTTGATTTGCTCGAATCTCGGATCAAGAACGCTGAAGGCACTATGATGAATAACCTGTCGGCTGACATGTATTCTGATGGTACGGCGGACGGCGGCAAACAAATGGGCGGCTTGCAATTGCTTGTTGCCGATACTGGCCTGTCAACGGCTGGTGGGATCAGCAGCACGACCTTCTCGTTCTGGCGCAACAAGATTTATGATGCGTCCACCACGTTGGGTACGGCGATTTCCGCTACCAACATTCAAACGGCCATGAACAACCTTTGGCTGAATACCGCCCGTGGTCGTGATACGACCGATTTGATCATCATGGACAACAACTACTACAACTTCTATTGGACGTCCTTGCAAGCCAACCAGCGTTTTGTCAATGACAAGATGGCGTCGGCTGGCTTCGACAACTTGAAGTTCAAACAGGCCGATGTTGTTTTTGATGGTGGTGATGGCGGCTCTGCCCCGGCAAGCCATGCCTATTTCTTGAACACCGACTACATCAAATATCGTCCACATGCCGACCGGAACATGGTCCCTCTTGGCGCTGATCGGTTCTCCACGAACCAGGACGCAATGGTCAAGCTCATTGGTTGGGCTGGCAATATGTGTGCTTCAAACCGTGCCCGTCAGGGCGTAATCGTAGAATAAGGAGGTATCTGATATGACACGTGTTACAAGTGGAAAAATTGGCGTAAGTCTTACCGCGACCAACCCGCTCTATACCGATGCCACCTTGCCTACGGTGGGTCCGCAACAAAACATCGACTTCGTTCTTGGCGATACGGTTACTGGCGCTGATGGAACTGAATTTCAGTTCGTTCAGGCGAGTGCTGCAATCGCTCAGTATGATTTTGTTGGTATTGATGAAAACAACCAAGCCGCTCCGCTGACTAAAGCAATGGCGGATGATGGTTGGGCAATTGGCGTTGCTCAGGTTGCTTTTGCCGACAATGACGGCGGTTGGGTTGCGTCCCGAGGCCGTAATTTGAACGGTGCCGTTCTTGGCTCTGTCGCTGCTGATGTGCCTTTGTACACGTCTGCAACGGCTGGTTCGCTCGACGACACTTCGGCGTCTCAAACCAAGATCGACGGCGTTGTGGCTGTTGCCGCTAACGGCACGACTGCTGCTGGCAACGTGGAAGTGCTTCTCACTTTCCCGAAATCAACCACATTCTAAGTTGAAGGGGCGGGGCAACTCGCCCCTTTTCTTAGTGGTTGCTCATTGGATTAAACATGCACAGGTCTGATTTCATCTCCGAATACGCAAACAAAAACGGGTGGACAAAAGGCGTTGAGCTAGGCGTATGGCATGGCAAAACCATGGCAAGGGTTTTAGGGAAAGCCCCGTTGCTGCATATGATCGGTGTAGATGCTTGGGCAGCATTGCCTGATGGCATGGCTGGATATGCGAACTGGGATCATGACAGCCACGAAAAACAGGCGCGGGAAAACACGGCAGAGTTTAGCGATAGAGTGTCGTTTCTAAAGATGACGACTGATGAAGCCGCAAAGATCATAGAAGACGGAACATTAGATTTTGTCTTCATTGATGCTGACCATAGATTTTTACCAGTTCTCAACGACATCAAGAACTGGTTGCCGAAAATCAAAAAAGGCGGCGTTTTGATGGGGCATGATATTGATTGGCCTGAAGTTAAAAAAGCCGTTGAGATGACGTTTCGATCTAAATATAAAACGGGTCCTGATAACATTTGGTTTGTTACAAGATGAGCTACGGCGACAAAGACTTCAAAAACCATTACGCTGACACGCCAAGTATCCACACACAAAAAGTAAGCGTCAATTTCCCGAGCAGCGTAGATAAATATCTTAACCTCCAATGCAACGGTGATCGTCTTCTTTACACCAATATGCCGGAGGCAAAACACCTTAATGGCGTATTCGGCGAAATAAACCCTCGAAACGTGCTTGAGATTGGCGGCGGCGTTGGCAGGGCGTCTGTATATCTTGCAAAACGTTTCAATTGGCATGATGCAACGTTCTACATGCTTGACGGTGATGCCGGGGAGAAGCAAATATGTCCCGTTGGTGGTGATGGAGAGTTAGATTTTTACAACTCCTTCTCATCAACAAAAAATTTCATGAGTGCAAATGGAATTGATGATCAAGTTTTGTTGGATGCTTCAAATTCATCTTGGGAGAATGAAGTTTCTGTTAAATTTGACTTAATATATTCGTTTTTGTCTATTGGGTTTCATTGGCCCATAGATTTGTATTTAGATCGCATCCATAAATTCTGCCACAAAGATACGCTTCTTGTTTTTGGCGTTCGAGGGACAGATAGAGGACATTCGTTTTCTGAGGGCCAAATATCAAGGATAGACAGATCAAAATACGAACTGGTTTTAGACGCAAGAGAGAGCGAACTTCTAAGGTCGTCTGTTATTGTTTTGAGGGCTGCCGGAGGGATATGAGAGTGGAGAGTGGAGAGTGGAAAATGGACGAAACAAAAACAATAGCAGGGCCAAAAGAGTTTTTCCCTGCAATGAGCGTTAGTGCAACTTTAATGAAAACGCCAAGCGGAAATTATGTGGTGAACGTTACGGATTTAAATGGGGCTGTTGAAATAGCCACGCTTGATCTTGACGCAATCAACGAGTGGGTTAAAGGCGAGATCAAGGGGCAACAGTGATGGTAACATATGACGTACCAGTGACTAAAAAATCATGGCTTGGGAAGAGAAGCACGCGATGGTGCAGGGTGGATGCTGATAATTATTGGAGAGCGCAAGACGCTGCTCTTGATATGACAAGAGACGTGGACACAAAAATCTATTCTGTCGGTCATCCATATTTTGTGTCCGCTGATTATGATTTTCCTCACCCTACCGAGTATATTGATAAAAACACTTGTGGGTTTGGGTGTTGTACAAGAAAAACTGAATTTTGGAAATGACTATTGCAATCTTGACCACCTACAAAAGCGGTGGCGACTACAGCAAAGAATATGTTTCAAACCTCCGGCGCGGCGTAGCGCAACACCTAAGTATCGATCACCAATTCATTTGTTTGACCGATACAGTAGCCAAAGAAACATACGAAGAAGAAACCGGGGTCCTTTGGAAACCGCTCTTGAACGATTGGCCCGGCTGGTGGTCAAAAATTGAATGTTTTCGCCCTGATCTTGAAGCCCTAGGGCACATTCTTTATCTCGACTTGTCTTGCTTACCCGTCGGTGATTTAGATGAATTGGCCTCTTATCGCGGCAAGCTTTGCGTCCCAAATGATTTCTATTATCCCGAAGGCGTAACGTCTAGTGTCATGAGCTATTCACCAGGGGCCATGAGAGGCGTCTGGGATGAATTTAACAAACGGCCCGAGCATTATATGGAACTTGCCGATAGCCTTAAGGCTCCATTGATCGGCGATCAATATATGCTCAACAAAGTCTATGAAGGTGATCTTGTTCATTTTCAAGATGAGTTTCCGGGCCAAGTCGTAAGCTACAAAGCTCATTGTCTTGAGGGCGTTCCGCGCAATGCACGTTTGGTCAAGTTCCATGGTCAGCCACGCATTCATGAATGTCAAGACCCTTGGGTCGAGGTTGCATGGAAGTCAGGATTCCGCCAAGCGATCTATGAGGATGGCGTAAACACCGATGAAGGCACTGTCCTAAACCAAGTCAAATACAATTGCGAAAATCAAGATGTTCCTTGGTTGAAGTCGTCGGATCATAGCGCGAAACATGTTTGTATCGTCGGCGGTGCGCCATCTCTCAAGGATGAGCTTAAAGGGCTCAAGCTTCGCAAGCGATTGGGACACAAAATTTGGGCGATGAACGGCGCACATGATTTCTTAATCGAAAACGGAATTGTTCCCGATGTGTGCGTGATTATGGATGCCCGCAAGCACAACACTCAGTTTGTTCAAAACCCGCACAAACAAGTCAATTACCTCCTTTGCTCCAGAGTTCATTCATCATTGTTTGACGCCCTCAAGGGCTACAGCGTCACGATGTGGCATTCCTATGATGTTGGGGTTACTGAATACCTAAGCGAGAAGCATCAAGATAAGCCGTGGGCGGTGTTTCCGGGAGGTAATACGGTTGGACTTCGGTCTATGACCATGGCCGGGGGGCTTGGCTACAAATGGATACATGTTTACGGGCTTGATTCATCCTACCGTGAAGATGAAAACCATGCTTACCGCCAAGATTTGAACGATGGTGAGCGTGTAGACGATATTTACATTGGAGACAAGATGTTTCGCGCTGCGCCTTGGATGGTGCGCCAATGCGAATTGTTTCAAGAGCAATACTCTCAGCTTTCAGAGAAAGGGGTGAGGGTTTCTATCCATGGTGACGGCATGCTTCCGTATGTCGCAAGTCTCATGGGCACAACAAACGAAAATTCTTTATAAACCAGGAGTAGATAAAAATGAGTACACAACCTCAATTTGTACGTGGTGATGAGGCCATTGACGCTCTGCACACGGGCCAAGAGCAAAAAATCAAAAAGAGCAATGGAGTTCCGCGTTTTTTCATTCACCGCGTTGTACGGGAAGACGGCTCTTTGCAAGAACAGGAATGCGTTGAAATCACTATTCCAGGTGATTTGAAAAGTGTGCCTATCAACAAAGTGACACAGCGTGAAATTCACCGTTTCCCGAGTGAATATGAAGCGTTCAAAAAAGGCGAAGGCGCGGAGATTGGCGGTACAAGCTTTGAGCTGTTCTTGGGCGCTGGCGACCCTCGCATCCCAGAATTGCGCTACCACAAGATCATGAACGTCGAGGCGTTGGCTGAGTTGACGGATACTCATATCCAGAACCTTGGCATGGGTTATATGTCTCTTCGCGATAAAGCCCGCGCATACGTTAAGCAGCGCAGTGGCAACGAAAGCCTTGCCGCTCAGAATAAACAGCTCAAAGAGCAGTTAGATGCTTTGAGTGCTCAGGTTAAGGGTATGGCTGGTGACGGCGGTTCAGCTATTATAGATAAAACCCCTGTCAATTATACGGGGCACGCAGACCTTTCCGTTGTATCAGAGAAATACACCGTCAAGCGCGGTTTCCAAGGCAAGTATGCAGTCTTGGACGGCGACACGGTTATGTTTGAAGCTACGGGCCAAGGGGCAAAGGTGAAATGTGAAGAATGGGTTAACGAAAACAAATGACCCTCCTCTCCATTGTCCAATCCGCCGCAACGAAAATCGGTATCCCGCAACCAGCAACGATTGTAGGGAATTCCGAGCCTCAAGTTGAAACTTTATTGACGTTTGCCAACGAAGAAGGGGAAGAGCTTGCGCGAATGGGGCAATGGGAGGAAATCACCGTTGAAAAAACGTTTACGGCGGTTGCGGCGGCGGAACAAACGGGTGCGCTTCCGAGCGACTTTATCGCATTTGTGAATGATAGTTTTTACAACCGCACAAATCGTCGGAAAGTATTTGGGCCTATTTCTGCGCAAGAATGGCAACGCGAACAAGCCATTTCAGTTGCGGCTGGTATTCATGACTTTTTTAGGGTGCGTGGCGGTGAAATCCTCATGACGCCTAACCCAACCGTTGGCGACACCATGGCGTTTGAATACGTCTCGAAAAATTGGGTTGACACGGATGCGGACGGAGTTGGGGATTCAGCCGTATGGGTTTCCGACACCGATACATCTGTTTTAGAAGAGCGCCTTCTATCTCTCGGGATTGTTTGGCGCTTTTTGCAGAAGTCTGGCCTTCCTTTCCAAGCCCCACACCAAATTTACATGAGCGAAGTTCAAAAAGCTCTGGGCCGCCAAGGTGGTGCGCCGACACTAAGTTTAGACGGCGGTGGGGGCATTTTCTTAGGCCCTCCTAATGTTCCTGAAACCGGATTCGGGTGATCACAATGGCGACACAAAATACGACATACAATGAAGATATGCAGATTGCTGCACGAAAAATGGTCAAGGCGAATAGGATCGATGTCGCACTCGGTAACGTCCCTGGAATGTATCCGATCATTAAATTTGGCCGCGCTCCTGATGGCGTGCAAACTACGGCTACGGACATTTGGGACCTCGCAGACGGGACGGTAACAGAGCAACCGATTTGGCTTGCGCCTACGGCTGCACGCGTACATGCAATCGTGTCTACAGATGTGAATGATGATGGTGATCCTACTGGCAGTGGCGCTCGGACAATTCAAGTTTATGGGTTGACGAGTTGGTCAACAAATGAAACTTCTGAAACCGTCACCATGAATGGAACAACCCCTGTTAACACAGCCAATTCGTATGTCATTATCCATCGCATGAAGGTCATCACTTCAGGTGGAACGAGCCGTAATGCTGGAACAATTACAGCAACGGCGGCAACGGACGCAACGGTTACGGCGCTCATTCTTCCAAACAATGGATCGACCGAAATGGCTATTTACGGGGTGCCGTCCACACAGACGCTTGCGCTTACACAGCTTTCGGCGTCAATTCAAAAAGCTTCCGGAGCGGCTGCACATGCCGTGGTTAATTTGTTTGCAAACCCTGAGCCTGACACTCAAACCACTCAGTTCACGAAAGTTGACGTCAAGGGTCTTCATAGCACAGGGTCGTCTTCGAAATCATGGCCGTATGATCCTTATATTTCAATTACAGGACCAGCAATTGTGAAAGTGAGTTGTGAGTCCAGCGCCGCCGATATTGATATGACAGCCGGTTTCTCTGGGATTTTGGTTGATTTGTAAGTATGCCTAGAACAACGATTATTGCCCCTACAGGCGGTTGGAATGCACGTGATTCAATTGATTTGATGCCGGAAACTGACGCCATCGTTCTGGATAATTACTATCCAGGTGATTCAGACGTTCACGTCCGCAACGGCTATGCGTCTCACGCTACCGGGTTAACCGACAATATTGAAACCATGATGACGTATGGCGGGCCAACGCCGGAAATGTTCGGTGCTGCCGGCTCAAATATTTTTAACGTCACATCATTGGGAGCGGTTGGTGCGGCTGAAGTCACAGGGCTTACCAACGCTCAGTGGCAATACACCAATTTTGGCACCGTAGGCGGACATTTCATTTGGCTGTGTAATGGCGCTGATGCTCCTTATCACTATAACGGCACAACATGGGCACAGCCGACATTAACTGGGGTTACGCCAGCCGATATTGTGAGCGTGATGGCTCACAAGAGGCGCTTATTTTTTCTTTTTAATAACTCAACCGTGTTTGGCTACCTTCCCGTTGTTCAAGTCGCTGGGGCAGTATCAACTTTTGATATTGGATCAGAGCTTGAAAAGGGTGGGGAGATTACCGCCATGGGCTCATGGACACGAGACGGTGGGGCCGGTGAAGATGATTATGCTGTATTTATTAGTTCAAATGGAGAATGCCTCGTTTATTCCGGGCTAGACCCAAGCTCGGACTGGTCATTAATCGGTAAATTTAAAATTGGGAGACCTATTGGTCGGCGTCCGTTACTGTCAGTTGGGGCATATTTATTTGTAATAACTGATGCTGGATTTGTTAACCTATCAGACGTTCTCCCTACAGGTGGAAGCGCTCCGTCTCTCGCTATTTCAAGCAAAATTGGAAACGCCGTTAGGGAAGCCACAAAACTTTATAAGAATCTGTTTGGTTGGCAAGCAATTTTATACACACAGGGTGGTTACGGGATGTTCAACATCCCTGTATCCGGCGTCGGCGACTTCCACCAATATGTTGTTAATCTTAACACAGGCGCATGGTGCCGCTTCAAAAACCAAAACGGGTTTTCATGGGTAACACATGAAGGGAAGTTATATTTTGGCGGTGCCGGAACTGTTTATCTTGCCGACAGCGGATTCAGCGATAACGGCGCGGCCATCGAAGGGTTTGGCAAAACAGCATTTCAATATTTTGGTGCCCGTGGCGTGGTCAAGAAATTTACCATGATGCGCCCCGTTATGGGGTCGAATGGCGCTCTATCTGTATCAATTGGATTCGATGTCGATTATGCCGACGGGACGAACGTTTTTACGCCTTCGGCCACGGCTTCAGCAGGGTCCGAATGGGACGTGGCCGAATGGGACGTGGCCGAATGGGCAGCGTCTCAAACGACTGTACAATCATGGCGCACCATCCAAGGCATTGGTTACAACGCGGCTGTTCGTATTAAAACCAGTACAACCGCACAAAATGTTATCTGGTATGCAAACGACATGATTTGGGAAAGCGGAACGGGGCTAAATTGATGGACTTTGATCAGGCTTGGGAATTGCTTAAAGATGCTGTTGTCATCAGCGATCATATCGAAAAAGAAGAAGTTGAAAATGGCCTAAAGGCCGGAAGCTTTAAGCTCTTCTTTCACCAAAACTCTGTAGCTCTTATTGTTCACCAAAACGGCTTTTTGAGAGTTGGGTTAGCAGGGGGCGTCATGGAAGATTTACTCGTGATTGAAAAAGACGTTTGCGAATATGCAAAATGCCGTGGTGATAAATTCATAGAAATCATTAGCCGTCCAGGGTGGGAAAGAGCCTTAGAAAATTATCAACGGGTTGCCGTTGTGTTACGCAAGGAACTGTGAAATGAGTATCATTGGCAATTTGTTCAAAACTCCAAGCGCCCCTGCCGCCGTTGACCCAAATGCTCTCATTGGCGCGCAAACTGCTGCTAATGAAGGCGTGGCGCGAACCAACGCCAAACTAAACAGGGTCGATTCATATAGTCCATTTGGTTCTGTGACGTTTGAAGACCTTGGGGATGATCGGTGGAAATCCACTCAGTCATTTTCGCCCGATATGCAAAAGCTTTACGACACTCAATTGTCAACGGGCCAAGGCATTTCGGATGCGGCACAAACGAAGCTTGGGCAATTGCCCATGGATCAATTCAATCTTGACGGTGTTCAAGATTATAAAGGAGCAATGGATTATAGCGGCTTGGCAGACATCCCAGGTTTGGGCGATTTCGACACGGCCCGCCAAGAGGCTGAAGACGCTTCGTTCAACAAAGTGTGGGACCGTCTTGGGTCACAGTTTGGTGATGAGCAAACGGCACTCGCTACACAGCTTGCGAACAAGGGTGTTACCGAAGGCTCAGAGCAATACACCAAAGCGTTTGATCGCTTCAACGAACGCAAGAACGATGCCCGGACGAACGCGGCGTATGATTCAATTACTGCCGGGCGCGATGCCTTTAACAATTTGTTTGCGACTGGTATGACGGCTCGTCAACAAGGCTTGTCTGAGCGTGCTGGCGATGTGAACCTCGCCAATCAGGCGCGTGCTCAACAGATTTCAGACAAACAATTGTTACGCTCTCAGCCGATGAACGAATTAGCAGCTCTACTTCAGGGTTCACCAGCCGTCACCACCCCACAACAGCAAGGAGCTGCCGGGGTTAATGTCGCGGCTCCCGATGTCGGTGGCGCATATGGCTTGAACGCGTCTCAGCAGCAAAATGCTTATAACCAACAAATCGCTCAACAAAATGCAGCCATGTCCGGGGCCTTTGGTATGGCTTCGGCTGGTATTGGAATGTTGTAATATGGCTAATTTTTCAACTCTTCCTCCTCATCTTCGGACTGCATATAACCAAGACCCGCGTTTGCGCCAAATGCAGATGATGCAACAACAGTCTTCTGGCATTCAGAACATTCAGCACCCTTTACAGGGCATGGCGCAAATGCTGATGGCCTACGGGGCAAATAAAAAGCGAGGAGACCTTGAGGAAGATTACCAAAGCAAGGCAAAATCTTACAATCAATCGCTTGCGCAAGCCCTAAAGATGATCCAGCCCGGAACGCAACAAGTTCCGGCGTCCGGCCCACCTTCGCCTGAAGGAATATTCCCCACAGCGTTACAGGAACGTCCCGGAGATTATGCAGGTGCGGCGAGTGTTTTGGCCGGCCAAAATCCAGAATTAGCAGCTCAATTTGCCATTGCCGGGGCCAATCGGTCTCAGGGACGGAAAGACTTGAGCGAAAAACGCGCTTTTGAGCAAAAACAGCTTGATGATGCACGGGCTTATGAAGAGAGCCAAGGCGAAATTAACTTTAACCGTCAAAAAGATTTGAAAGGCACCGTTCCGCGTAAAATCATCAAAGGTGCGGACGGGCGCAATTATTACGAAGACACAAAAGAGCCTGTTTTGCCGGGCGTTAAAACCATTCAAGAGCGTGGCCTTGAAATCCTTGAAGGCCCTTCTCCTGATGCTCAGGGCGGCTCAGGAGCGGACATCATTACGAATATTCCTGAAGACGCTGACATTGTGGCTGGTTCACAGAACGTTCCGCCCGGACAAGCCCAAAGAAACCCTAGCGTAAGCGAAATTTTCAAATCTCTGCCGAATGAAATTCAGGCGGGGATTAAGATGTCGCCTGATCCTTTGAAAGCGTTTTCTGGATATTTGCTGAAGAGCAAAGGCATGGATATCCAGTTTGACGACAACGGGGTTATTTCAAGCATTACTCAGGGCGGTGACGCCTCTAAATATAGCAAAAAGGCTACTGGCACGATTGAAGAGAAATTGTTCAACGCTCGTGAAGGTCTTGCGCGTTTGCAATCTATTGATGATGGTTTTCGTGATGAGTTCCAAGAAACTCCAGCTAGGCTTGGCATTGCATGGTCTGGTCTGAAGGAATCAATGGGCGTCGACCTTGACCCTGAAGATAGGGCTCAGCTTGAGGACTATTCAACCTACAAGATGAACTCAATTGAAAACATTAACCGTTATATCAAAGAAATTACCGGAGCTCAAATGAGCGAGGCCGAAGCAACCCGCTTGCGGAAAGGCATCCCTGATCCTGGTGACAGTTGGTACAACGGGGACAGCCCGACCGAGTTTCGATCTAAAATGGCGGCACAAACTAAAAATCTTCGTTCCGCTTCAGCTCGGTACACTTATGCCCTTAAAAATGGCTGGGATATGAATCCTGATAATTTGGAAAAGTCCCTTCCTCTTAATAAAATGGAAGACCTCATTGAAGAGCGCGGGCAAGCGCTTGAGCGTCAAATTCGCGCCCGTCGCCCTGATTTGTCGGAAGGTGCCATTGAAGGGTTTGTTTCTCAACAACTTAGCTCTGAATTTGGCCTAGGGGGTCAATAATGGCTGGTAAATATGCAAAAGCTCTTTTGGGTGGTTCTAGCCCTCAAGCCTCGCAAGAGAAAAAAGGGAGTAAGTACGGCGCTGCTTTGTTGCGGGGGGAGCGTGCCGGTCCACTGATCAATGAAGAGTTTGAAAAACGTATCGAAGGCATGGACCCGGTTGATATCTCAATTGCGCGTTCAAAAAATGATGAATTTGGTGATTATCTCAGGGCAAAGCCGTCTTTAAAAACTCAAGATAAACCCCTTGACCAGCCATCAACAGGCGAAAGCATGGCAAGGGCTGCTCTTCAGGGCGGAACTTTTGGTTTTGGTGATGAAATCGTTGCCGCTGGCGCGGCTGCACTTGACCCTCTTGTTAATGAAACGGGCGGAACTTTTGGTGATCGCTATGAAGCGTACCGTGCAAAAGAGCGCAGGGATGTAGAGAAGTTTCGCGAGACTGATCCTGTAAAGGCGTATGGGGCAGAGATTGCCGGGGCAATCCCTACTGCCATGCTGCCAATGGGGCAAGTCGGTCGGCTTGCTCAAGGCGGCTCTCTTGGCGCACGAACAATTGCTGGTGCTGGAGTTGGTGCCGCTCAAGGCGGTGCTTATGGTCTTGGCGTTGGTGAGGGTGATCCACAGCAACAAGCCGAAAGCGCCGCTCAAGGTGCCCTTATGGGCGGTGCGGCTGGTGCGGCTGCCCCTGCGATTGGATATGCTGCTAAGAAAGTCATTGGCGGGCCAATCAAAAACATCGCCAATCGTATTACTTCCGGTCGCAACGCAAGCGCTGCAAAAATGCCACGCGCCGCACATGAAATCATGCAAGAGGTTATGCAAGCTGATGATTCATTAACCGGGGCCGGGGCGGCACGTATCAAAGCCGCTGGCCCCCAAGCGATGCTTGCGGATGCTGGACCTAATGCTACATCTTTGCTGGACACTGCCGTGCAAGGAAGCGGAAAAGCCGCGACAATTGCGCGTCAAGCGGTTGATGCTCGTGTTGCTGGAGCCAGCAAACAAATCCGAAGCGCGCTTGATGATGCTCTTGGAGCCCCCAAAGGCTTGCGAGAAACGGCGAATAATATTGCTCAAAGTACCAGTGGCGCACGTAGCGATGCTTATGACGCTGCATACGAGACTTTCATTGATTATGGCTCAAAATCAGGCAAAAAGATTGAAGACACATTAGGCCGCGTTCCGTCAAGACTTTTGAAAAAAGCCGTTGATGAGGCAAATGATGAAATGGTCGCGTTTGGCGGCAAAAACGCTCAGATCGCCGTTGATTTGGCCGAAGATGGCTCTTTCAAGGCGTTCAAGACAATGCCAAATGTGCAGCAACTAGATCACATTAAACGGGCGCTACAAAACATTGGTTATGAAAATCTTGATCAGTTTGGACGCCCCACGTCTGCCGCACGTCGCGCTCAAAAGCTGGCGCAAGACTTAAGGGGCGCTCTTGGCGAAGCCTCCCCGGCCTATAACCAAGCAACAAAGGCGGGTGCGGATAAAATCGCCATGGATCAAGCCTTAGATATTGGACGCAAGGCATTACGTCCTGGCACGACAAGGGAAATCATCGCGGAAGCCTCTAAAGGCATGTCTCCGGCAGAACATGACATGGCAATTCAAGGCATCCGAACGCATCTTGATGAATCATTATCCAATGTCAAAATGGCTTTGACAGACCGCAACGTAGACATTCGGGAATCACTCAAAGTCTTGAAAGAGCTTTCAAGTCGCGCCAACCGCGACAAAGTGTCAGCCTTGGCTGGAAAATCCGTTGCAAAAGAGCTTTTCAAAGACTTGGATCAAGCCACGGCTGCATTTGAGCTTAAGGCGAATGTAGCTGCAAACAGCCGCACGTTCGCACGTGGAATCGCCAGTGATCGCGTTAAAGAGCGCGTTGCTGAAGGTCCTATTAATGCGCTTCGCTCTGGTGAGCCGTTAACCGCTGCAAAAAACCTAAGTCAACTTCTCATGGGAAGAACGCCAGCCGCACAACAGAAGATAACCGATGAGACGTATTCAGCATTGGTTGAAAAGCTAACAGGCCCGCGAGGGAACGACGCATTGTCTCTTGTTGAATTGCTTCAGCGCCAAAAATTACCAGGACAGGCCCTTCAAGATCAGACCGGGACATTGGCGCAAACGCTTATGCAGCGCAATGCGCCAATCACATCTAAAATGATTGATGGTGGCCGATGATGGGGCAATCAATATTGCCAATCATTATTGCAGTGCTTTCCGGGAATTTGCTAACCGCCATGTTTATCTATGGCGTTAGGGCGTCTATGAAAATTTACTCTTATGAAGACGCAAGCTTTTCCGTTCTTGCTTGCATCATCATCCCAATGCTGTTTTTAGCGCTTGGCGCTTACGCATACATCTAAAAAGGAACGCCAATGCCTAGAAACGGATCAGGTATATACACCCGCACAGACGGAACACGCACAGGCGCGACCGTATGGCAACAAGCCCGCGATGCCGGTGTTAAGCTCGTTGCGGATGGTCATGACACCCAAGATCAAGATATCGCGGATGCGATCACCGCCTCTATTGCCAAGGACGGTCAGACCACCCCGACGGCAAACTTGCCCATGGGCACGTACCGACACACTGGCGTTGGAAACGCATCCGCCCGCACCGATTACGCGGCTGCCGGTCAAACGCAAGATGGCAAATTAAATTGGGCTGATTCAGGCGGCACGGCGGACGCCATTACCGCGACCTACGCCCCGGCGCTTACAGCCCTTGTAAATGGTCAATTGTGCCATGTTCGCGCAGGGTTTGCCAACGCCACCACAACCCCAACATTCGCCCCAAATGGATTGACCGCCCGCACCATTGTCAAGAATGGAGGTAGCGCCCTTGCCGTTGGCGATATTATGGGAGATGGTCATGAGTTGGTGTTACGCTATGACCTTGCCAATACGCGGTGGGAATTTGTTAACGTTGGTGGTGAAAAATTTAAAGATCAGGATATTTGGTGCGGCGTTGCTACCGGAACGGCGGACGCAATCACGCTTACCCCAGCCGTTGCTATCACGGCTTATGCAATCGGACAAAGATTTGCATGGCTAGCGAGTGCAAGTCCGAACACTGGGCCTATGACGGTTGCTATATCTGGTTTATCAACGATTGCTGCTCAAAACGACGGAAGCGCATTGGCGGCTGGGGAACACGTTGCAAACAAATTATATATCGGCGTTCTTGATACAGCTTCGACCATCCAAATCAGTCATGTTTTTAACTCCGTTCTTGATGTGACAACGCAGCGTTATAATGTGGACACACTCTTTGCGGATGTTGCGGATCAACTTACTGCCGGGTTCACAGGAACGTCTCATAACCTTGGAAATCTCAGCACTGCCACAACGCTGCACATCTCTGACGGCAATATGCAACACGGTACTATGACCGGATCGTTCACGCTTACGGCCCCGGATGATACCGGGGTCGGCTATGTCGAGATTGAATTAACAATTGACGGAACGGGTGGATATACCCTCACCCTATCAGGGTTTGAAACGCCTACGGGAACCATGGTATATACCGCTGCAACAGTGAACTTGCTGCAAATCACTAAACGCAACGGCGGCACTGGTATCATCATCACGCAAAAGGCTTAATGACATGGCGCTTTGTTTTTGGAATTCGGGTTCACCCGTTAGAGTCTACGTAGGTCAACAATATACGCTTCCGTCTGGTGAAATCGCGCTTGTTGGTTCTGTGCCAGATGCCGCGCTCGACTTGTATTATCTCGTGTTCGATGGCCCGATCCCAAACAAATATCAAATCGCAGGATCAACAAGTTATGTGCTCGACATACCGAGTGTGACAGTCACAGGGACGTTGACAGTGGCAGATGCTCCTTTAGCTGTGGCTAAAGTTGCAATGCAAGACGAAATTGAGGCTTATGCCACTAGCCGTCTTGCGTTGGGTGTTACAAAATACGCTTTGACATGGGATGTTGACATCAACACAGTCGGGATCATCACAACCAAGCTTGATTTTTATGACCGCCTTAGCGCCAGCACGACACGGACCATCACAAATGTCTCTTTGACAAACCCGGTCGTCATCACTTACACAGGCCCACAAATCCCGGAAGGCGAACGAATTTACGTAGATAATGTTGTTGGAACCATCGAGGTGAATGGCTTGGTTCGAGATGCGTACAACGTGACGCCTACAACATTTGAATTTGGCTTGCTTGATGGTACAGGTTATACGGCTTATGCGTCAGGCGGCACTGCCGACATTCGCCCTGAATTCATCGCTCGTAACCACACAGTAAAGATCATGACGTACACAGAGTTTTATGACCTGCACAGTGAATTGCTCATTTATTCTGACCGGACAGTTTTGAACGCACGCGCACATAAAAATAGCGTTGAGGCGCTGGGCACTGTGGCCGCAGTTGAAGCATATGTATATACCAGTGGGTGGCCCGCATGACTGCATTTGTGAGGCCATTTTTTATATCCTCAACAGCCATTTCCGGCGTGCCTTATGCATACCTCTTGGATGGCACCACAGGATATTGGTCCAAGACACTCACCACGTCGGCAACCCATTCCGGCTCCATCTGGATCATCCGCACAAAACTAGGTGCTGTTGATCCAATCCTAGATGGTCATATCTACTTTAACGCATCAAATCAATTGGTCGTCAACGGCCTTACGTCAACGGCTGTGTATGAAGATACCACAAGCGCCCTACATGTTTTTTGGAATGCATCTGGGGCCGATGTAAACGGTGTATCCGTAACAGGAACGGGCACATATGCCACTGCTAGTATAACCAATCCGCGCTGGGGGTTTAATGGCACGAATTATTCAGGAATGTATTTCACAGAGCATGCGTTTTGGGATGGAACGTCAGAGACGCTTAATGGTGGCGAAACCGACGCTACCACAGGAAACTGGATTCCGAAAAGCCCTGCGTCTCCCGATTACACCCGAACAGATTGGACTGAGAATGGAACCATAACTCAGGTCACATCTACTCCGACAAACGTATTCTGGACGTTCAACACCGAACATGAAGACAGTAGCGGCACCGTTTCAAACGGCAACCAAACCGTAAGCGGGTCCGTACATCAAGTTGGCACATTTGCTATGGACGGTAGCGTTTCCTTCGCTTGGAAAGTCACAGATTCAGGATCAGGTGGTGCGTATGGTGTTGAACTTGCTAATGCAGCTCAGACAGAAACAACGTACACGGCGACTGCGTCTGACGTTCTAGAATTTGAATTTGATGGATCAAATCTAGATGTTCGGGTGAACGGTGGCGCAGCTTCAAGTGTTGCTGTGGGGCTAAACGGCTCGTTTGTTCCGTTATGCAAAGCACCATGCACAATCACGGCTGATTTTACACCATCTGACGCTGCATTTAAAACGCTTTGCACAGACAATATGCCCGTACAAGCTGGAAACATTGATGATCATGTATGTGTGTCTACAGTTTCTCATGATGGGACAAGCACGGGTTTTACCGTCCCATGGGATATGGACGTTTACCACACGTATCTTGAGATTAAAAACCGGGACACATCTGAAAGCTGGTTCATTGTTGACACCATGCGTGGAATCACAAAAATTCTTCGCGGTGACAGTGTTGCAGCGGAAACTACTGATGTGAATGTAATTTCCGTTAGTGGGACAACCGGGACGCTGGGCTCAACTCTACTCGCTAACAACTACCTTGTGGTGTCTAAGCGCGCCGGACTTATCGGGTCAGAAACGTCCGGAACGACGGATGATGGAAAGGCGTACAGCTATTCAGTCAATACAGATTTGGGTTTTTGCATCACGCTGTATCAAGGGTCTGGTGTGTCTGGGCACAACATCCCTCACGGACTCGGGGTTCCCGTAGACGTGGTAAACTGCAAAGATCGCGACGGATCAACGTACAACTGGCCCGGTTGGCTACGTAGTTTGACTGATGGTTATTATGTCGCATTCGATGCGCCAGACGCACAAAGCAATGCCGTTGCCATGTGGGGCGCTCATTCGACGATGACGAGCACGTTGGTCGGGATAGGCACATTCAATTCGTCAAATAACATACTTAACAACAACCATGTGTTATACTCATATGCGAACACACAATTTACGAGCGCCGGGGCCTTTGTTGCAAATGCTTCAGCCGACGGTCCATATGTGACGAACATGATGTCTGCTGCATATGGCCTCTGGAAAAACATCACAGCAGCGACAAATTGGATTTCTAAAAACAGCACAACGGGGCCAGTGAACACAAATATCAATACGCTATATCCAGATTTGCCAAATGCTGAAGTGACTACCGGACTTGGCGTTAATTTGAATAGCAACGGGCACAAGATATTGACAGCCGATAGCTCTCTAAATGGCTCCGGGGCAACGGTCGCTTATACCATTCACGGACAGCCCAATGGTCCTATCGAAAACACGGCGCGATAATGCGCCACTTAAAAGGAGTTCAAAACATGCCACGGAAATCAAATTCATCTCGCAAGGGCAAGGGCGGCAAGGGCAAGTAATGTTTCCCTTCGTTGCCATTCTTATCTGCATTGTGGAGATAACAGCAACCCATTTCTATGGGGCTTCACAAGAACGGTATGCAATATTTTACCAGTCTGAAATCGTCCTATTGACGGCTCTCGGTATATTTTCACATGGAAGAAAGAGAAAACCCGTATTAACCGTATTTGCAGTGTGGTTTTCATGGATATTCATATCAGATTGGTATCCTGAATACGTTCACGATATTTTCGGTAATTACGAGGCCATAATTTTCTCGTTCATGGTTATATTGACGCTTGTTAAACCATACCATTCAATATCCCACGAAATAAACAACAAAAATGTGTGTTTAGCATTCTACGGTGGAGAAAAAGCACCGCTGTTGTCAACTCTAAGCGCTCTTGTTGGGCTTCCATTCTCGTCTGTTGCAGTTATAGCAGGAGGCAATGTCTTGAGGCCACACAACGGTGTTTTGCGCCTTACGCCAGCTAAGGATTTCAAGCACCCTGAATATACGATCATTGATACGGGCGTCCCTGTCACCACAGAAATTGAACTTGAAATGGGGCGCGTTGTCGGAAATTCAGTAAAACGCTTTGGTTTGGGCATGGGTTGCGTGTCTGAGCTAAGTCCCGTGCTAGAAATGGTCGGAATACGGCCCAAATCGATCATCCCTTCAATATTCTATTATCAGGCCGTAAAACATGCCAGGAAGTGAAAAGACGTTTTCCGAAGACGAACTTGTCTCAGCCATCCACAAAGCAGCGAAAGAATTTGGCCTCAAGGAGAAGCTTGATAACATATCTCAGCGTCAAGATGCGACGTTCATGTTACTAGGGGTTGACCCTGATTCCGTTGACGATGTTAAGTCTTTCAGATCAACAATGCTGTTCGCTGAAAGCCTACAAAAGATATCTACAAAAGTCGGGGCAACGATTATTGTCACTATTGCCAGTGTCGCCACTATCGGAATCGTGACACTGGTTGTGAAATCATTTAGGGGTGAACAATGATTGACTGGTCTCTATACAAAAACTTCACAAGAGAAAAGTTCGACTGCAAAGAAACCGGCGAAAACGATATGCAGCCGGAAGCTTTGGAACTGTTTCAGCGCGTCAGGGACATGTACGGTAAGCCCATGATTGTTCTGAGTGGGTTTCGGTCCGTTCGCCACAGCGAAGAAATCAACAAAGAAAATCCAGGTTCTCACGCGCAAGGGATGGCTGGTGATTTTAAAGTACGCAACGGGCGCGAGAGATATGAGCTTATGAAGGCCGCTTTTGCTTGTGGTGCCGCTGGCGTCGGCGTGGCGCGTTCATTCATCCATATTGACGCTGGGCACGCGACGATGAGCCGCCCGGCTGTTTGGAGTTATTGAGATGGCTGGTTTCGATTGGAAGTCCCTCGTAGGAACGATAGCACCAATGCTCGGGACGGCGCTGGGCGGCCCCATGGGCGGTATGGCGGCTAAGGTTCTGAGTAACACGTTGCTCGGAAAAGACGACGCTAGTGAAAGTGAAATCTCGCTTGCCCTGCAAAACGCATCACCTGAAACGCTCCTAAAAATCAAAGAGGCGGATAACGCATTTGCGATTGAAATGGAGCGCCTAGGCGTTGATTTGGTTAAGATTGCAGCAGAAAGCCAAGACAGCGCCCGTAAGATGCAAATTGCCAATAAGGCGTTGATTGTGCCTGTCCTAGCTGGTCTTACTGTTGCTGGTTTCTTTGGCACTATGGCGTGGGTTTTAACCGGACATGTAAGTCTTGAAAGCACTATCCTTGGGTTCGTGCTTGGACAAATTAGCGCCAAAACGGAGCAGGTGTATAATTTCTATTTTGGTTCAAGCGCTGGATCGAAGGAAAAGACGGCGCACTTGGCGACACGAACTAATTAGCGTTCGCCCACTCAACAGCCTGTTTCAGCGCTGCTTCGGGCGTTTCATGTGGCTTGTGATCAGGCGCACCATAACCCATGAAAATCATTTTGTTGTCACAACCACGAATCTCAGCGCGCCATTGCGGCTTGCCTGATGCTGAGTTGACATGATATACGACAAATCGTTCTGTTGATTTGATCACCTCACACCTCCATATCAATATGCGTCGGTTCGCCTGAGCCTGAGGTTGATGTGATCATTGCATCAACCTTTATTAAGGCCTATTGCGATAAAACCAACTCCAAACCCGGCTATTGCGAACAACGCAAAATAGACGCTAACAATTATACCACCTGCAAAATCAAAATCGTTTACGGCTTTTTCAAATACCACAAACCCCATCACCAGCGCAAAAGATAACGCCCAAACGCCTGCAAAAACAACCCACCAATTTCTCACCTCACACCTCCATATCAATATGCGGCGACTTGCCCAGTTTATCAGGATCGACGTAAAACAAATTTATATCATCAACCTGTTTTTCTAGGCGAATAACCAAGCTATAAAGCCCGTAGATCGCAAGGAATGCGAGGGCCATTAAAACAGTGACAATTGTCCATAGAATGATGCTCATTGGTTTTCTCCACCACGGATACCAAACAAGCTTTGGTTATCTCTCAAATACCTCGCCTTATTATGCTCGTCATCAATTTCGACGAGCACCAACCAAAGGACAAAGACCACGCCGGTAAATGTTATAATGAGCCAAAACCAATCCATCACTCACCTCCCACAAACATATTAGTCGTTTCAGAAACGCCAACCACGTACCCACGTTCATAGCCGTTTTCATAACGAGCGGTGCAACTGCTCTCAGGAATGATGAACAACAGACCGTAAACGGTGCCGATCATGGCGATGATTATGCCGGATAGGGCGCATTTCATTGCGATTGTCCTTCTGCTTTTTTGATCGCGGCACGTGAAGCAATAACTACTGGTTCTTCTTCAGGATTCCAACTCCCACAGTCGCCGCAATTTACCAACGCGGTATAATCATCAAGTTGGTTTCTAAGCGCTTCTAGCAACTCATTGTGGCAATTCCAAGTATGAGCGATACGTTGCGCGTTGGCTTCTTGCTCACGATCACTTAATATCATAGATGTACCACGCACGTTCGTAACGCAATTTGCAATCACATACCCACCTTCTGATAAAACACGCCGGGGCTTTTTACTGTGGATGCGCAATACACCAGACGTATGGTTTGTTTTACTCATCAAACTCTCCTCTAAATGATTTAACCAATCATAACGCACCTGACACAAAAAGAAAAGAGTTTATTTAGATAAAACTCACTTCATCCGATAAACAGCCACGATCCCACGCCCAAGGCCGGACACCCGTTTGATCGCTTTTAATTTGCGGTCGTACCGCGTTTTGAGCATGATGGTGCGCATCATGGTGGCGACGGACGCCGCAGCGTTTTTAGGCTTGCGTTTACGTTCGGCATAGAACGCTGGCGCAAGGTCCGTCAATTTTATCTCTTGACCACGGTTTTCATCAAAGTGGTCGTAAATCCATTGCTCTGCTTTACTTAGACTCATTTTTGGTCTCCTTTTTATTTTCGTCATCACGTTTATATTTATCAGCTTTATTATCAGCAAACAAAGCAGACACAAACAAATAAAAAATCACTGAATATAAAGGATTTTCTGAGCCATGCCCAATAGAGGCAGAATAAAATAACCAAGAAAACCCACACATCAAAACTAAATGTGTTATAGTCCTAATGCCACGCTCATAAGCAGTGCGCTCAATCATTACAATCATCAAAACTCTCCACCATTCAACATTTCAATTAACCCCTCATCATCGTTTTCATCCGTCAACCAAGCACGAAGGTCACCGATTGCCATATCGCTAATCGTTTTCTTTTTGCTCAGGTTACGAAGCTTTTTAGCGTCCGGGCTACCTTTAGCTACCATCAACCAGTAAGAGGCAATCTCGCCCATCATCCCAATTCGACGCGTTCTAGCTTTTGCTTGCCAGAAGTGAATAGAATTTTCAGAGTACGAATAAAAAATAGCATTAACACTCGCCTCCTGTAGGCCATCCGTTCCAGTACCCGCACATGCGGGTGTTGCTACAAAATATAACACGCTTTCATCATTAATAAAACGATCTTTGTTTATGGGCCTCTCTTTATCTGGAGTTGGCCCATAATACGTTACACACTTATCGCCTAAAACTTCCGCGATAACCTCAACATCTCTTTTGAACTCAGCCCATATAACAACCTTCCCTTCTATAGCGGCAAGAATATCCATGAGGTCCGATATTCTAGGGTTCTTTTTGTGGTCGTCAAAAATGTCGTGAGTTTCTTTGTCCTCATTAACGACAAAACCGTTTGCGATTTGCTCCATGCGTAAAACCCTAACGGCGGCGTTTGACGCTGTGGTGATTTCGCCACTGTCGATTTGCGCGATCAATGCGGCTTTCATGCTTTTAATCATGAATTTTTGCTTGGCAGATAGATCAAAGCGCCACGTATGAACGGTTGGCGGCAACAGCCCAATGTCCTCCGCCGTAACTCTAAACGTATAAGGATCAACCTTCTCTCGAAACCGTTCGATGTTTCGATGACCCACCACAACGCGGCCCTCAAACCCTCCCATAACACAATACTCATTGCGGAACGCACTCACGTACTTGATACCCAAAATCTTGGGATCGAGCCAAGCGAGTTGCGCCCATTCGTCGGTTAAATCTTTGGCGACGGGCGTGCCGGTCAGGATCATTCGATGAGAGCAACAGCGCCCGATTTCGTCCGCCGCTTTCCAGCGCTGTGAGCGCTTGTTTTTGATGTCTTGGCTTTCGTCAATGACACAAAACACACGGCCTTTGTGCTGGCGAATGAACTCAAGGCAAATCATCATGCCTTTTTTGGTTTTGATGCCATCAATATTGATGGTCAAGACTTTGAGATTGTCGCCCGCGTGGAGGTTGCTTGGCAGTTCCTTGACAGGCCAAAAATGGGCGTCGTATGGAATGCCACAGTGCAGGGGGAATTGCTCCTCCACCCACTGGCGATGAACCCCCTTCTTAGAGATCACCATCATGGCGTCAACCTGACCTGAACAATAGAGGTGCCCACCCCGATCAATGGCGACTTTTGTTTTGCCGGTGCCTTGTTCCATGAAAAAGCCAAAGTGCTGCTTTTGGGAGGCGAGGCTTTGCGCCACGTCCTGAAACGGATTTCCGTCTTTGTCCAGATACGACGGCATTTTTTGTTTGTATGGTGAGCGCGGGACGATAGCCTCTAAGACTTCGAACGCACTGTGATCTTGCAATTGCTCGACTTCAAGGCCCTCAATGCTTTGTTGCAGGGCTTCGATGTTGTGTGGGGTGGGCTCAAGGCTTAGACCACCGGCCTTGAGCCATTTGCGACGGCCTTCAAGGCGCGGCAAAACCCCCATAATAACGGGGGTCATGCGCGTGTTGAGGACGGCCTTTGTTTCGGATTGGATGGTGAGGATCATTCGAGGTGATCATCCGCCTCTTGAGGTAATACAACGAACGAACGTCGATATGGCATTTTAAATTTTACAGCCATGTCTAACTCGTCTGCCAACTCTTCAGCCGCCTCGATGTAATCACCAAATGACCCGTTAAGAATGACCTCTTCCATTACGATGTAATTTGTAAATTTCATCACTCCTCCAAAGTATAAAGGCACATTTCCAGCGCCATAAATTCCGACATATCGACAGCGTGTTTTTGAAGCGCGGATAACGAACTCTCAACCGTCAAACCATCTTCGTATTTGTACACACTCCAATTCTTGAACGCGCCCTGCTCAAGCATCACGGAACGGGCGAAGTCTAAGGCTTCCTCTTTCGTTGGTTTTGGTTTTTTGCGGACGTGTTTTCGCTCTGTGTTGGTGGTCATTTGTTAACCCCTCATAAAATTGGTGGAGAGCGCCTGTTCTGCCCAGGACTTCGAGTAAGTAGCGATATGGAGGTCGCTACGCATGGGGCGATTCCGGCCCGTCTCAGCACTTTGCCATGCTCCCCTTGTTCTTGCTCCATTAAAAATGAAAGTGGCTAACTTCTCAGGGTACTAGAAAAATTCGTTTACAGGCCCGTTGATGGCTACTGAGCCGATGAGGTCTAATTTCCAACTTCCTACGAAGTTGTCGACACGTTCTCACCTTCGACATCTGCCATTCCGCGTCATCTTACCTAGATCGTTTGCTAAAACTTACTGGACTTATGGCTCTCGCTAAGCACTGCCAACCCTACTCAATTCAGGATTCTCATTTTAGGTAAATCGTCAAGTCTGCGCGTCCTGTTTCCCTTAATCGGCCTCCTCCATTAGCCACTTTCAATCCTCATTATACACACCCCACAAAAAAAGAAAACCTTTTTATCACATCCGTACCAATTTTCTTCAAACAATCCCCAAAACAAAAGTGGAGCGGGTTAGCACATTGATATAACTGAACAAAACCATAAGTGCACCACTTTTTCGCAAGTTTCGGGTTTCTCTAGGTATTATATATCTATTTATAATACTGACTAAGTCCCCAAACTATACTAAAAAGTGGGACTTGGATCGCTCATTTTGTTTTTTTTCAATTGGTTAGTTGTTAACTGGTTTTTGGTTAATCGTGTTTTATCCCTCTTCTGTCCATATAATTTACTAGTTTTTTGGTGTCTTTTTTTTTTGCACATTTTGGGCAAGTTACGTTGCCATCTCTATTAAAAACCCACCCCCTCTCCCTAGCTTCTTTTGCACAAACTCCTCTCGTTTCGCCATAAAATTCATGAGGAAATTCTCGGAGGGAATGAACAGTGTCAATTTTATCAGTATCGACTTCAGAGTATCTGCAATAAAGGTCCATAGTATAGCCGCCGATTTCCATTTCTAAATCTCCATTTGGCAGTTTGTTTCGCAGTCAAAACAGCACGTGCATTCGACATCGCATTCGCCTACAGCCATTTGATAAGGGCATTTGTGTGGATATGATATTTCATTTTCACCGCACTTATGGCACATAACTTTTGACCGCTTTTCATCACTCAAAAACGTCGCAATTTCGTGCGCCAGTTGCTCACAATCACCGTCAACTTGGACCGTTGCATACTTTTTATCGTCGTCAAAACGGCACTCAATATCCCAAATCAGATCGCCGTAATAGTCTTCACTTTCCCGCACTGTGGCATAAATTACTTTTGGTTCTTTCATCATTCCCACCCCAACCCAAGGGCCAGCACCTTGAACCCTGTTTTGTTTGAAAATGGATCAACGGGTTTGTATTTTTGTGCTTCACCCTTGGCCCTTATCCCTTGAGCCGACATCTGATATTCACGTTTATCAGCCATAATCTGCATTTTAATGTCCTGGGCTGTGTCCCATAGATCGCTGGCCTTTGGGTTCCATGTCGTAAACGTTTTCATTTCTCATCTCCATATCTCTCACGCACTTCTCTTTCAAGCCGTGCAATGTGGTTCAATCCGAGTGTGCATTCAACGATGGTCTCGCGCAAAGCCTCTTCAGCGTCGGCCCCTGGTTTTTTCATCTTGTTGCGAAAATGAAGCACCGCTTTATTATACATCATTCGGATTTCTTCGTCGGTGAATGGTGGGTATGGTTTGGTCATTGGCCTTGTTCCCAAAACTCTTCAAGCTTTTTAATCACAAAGTCGGCCATAGCGCTGGCACCATCATAATTAACATAAAACGTCGTATCGTGCATTGTATCAACGGTTGGTGGATTAATTGTCACCTGCTCCCATACAACGGCATGAATTTGATCGGAATTTCGGTGCTCAAAAAATGCGATATTGATTTGCTTTTTGTAATCTTTCGATTTCATCCAAACCACATAGCCTTGTTCGCGACAATTGTGCCAGCGATCAACTTTTGGGCGGGCTTCATATTCGTGATAGTCTCCACCGGACGCCCACGAACACTCTAGACCATCGCCTTGACGTAAATAAGCGAGGGCTGCTTCAGCCGATGCGCTCGCGCCCGTTGGGTTAATAAAAAGATCAGGCATTATCTCTCTCCTATATCCATAAATCCTCAATTCCTAACCAAAACCATACACCCTCCCCACCAAAAAAAAAGACTTTTATTAAATAAATTTGATCCATTTGAAGAAAAATAAAAAACTTCTTTCTTTTTTAATAATTGCCGCGTTATAATCTGCTCACTGGAACCCCGCAGTTTTTCAGGGGCTATTTAAGGGACGATACATATGACAAAAGCAGTGGCGAAAGCCCAAAACACAGCCGTCGCGGTGGCAGACGACTTTTCCGAATTTGCCGGAGCGGGCATGGAAAATGTAGGGGCCAAAGACGTTACAATCCCCCGCATCACCATCGTACAGGCGTTGAGTCCTCAACTCAAATCATCCAAGCCTGAATATATCAAAGAAGCCGAAGAAGGCGATATCGTTGACGTGAGTACGGGCGAATTGTTCAAAGACGGCATTTTGTTTTTGCCTGTCTATTACGTCAAGCAATATCTGGAATGGGCACCGCGTAAAACTGGTGGCGGCTTGGTTGAAATCCACGATGATGATTCGATCATGAGCCAAACCACAAAAGACGAAAACAACAAATATGTTTTGCCCAACGGAAATTATGTTTCCGAGACGGCGCAATGGTATGGCCTCAACTTGACCGCCGACGCACGCCCTTCGTACATCCCTATGGCGTCTTCAGCTCTGAAGGTCGCCCGTCAATGGATGACGCTTGCGATGGCTGAAAAGATCGAAAGGGCAGACGGGACAAAGTTCCAAGCTCCGTTGTTTTATCGCACGTATGCAATTACCACGGCGGAAGCGTCGAAGGGTGATGATACGTGGGGTACTTGGAAAATCAACCGTGGCCCTGCATTGCCTGAGCTTGAAGACATGGCCGGTTACAGTTGGCAAGAGATCAAAGAGCAAGCACTCAAACTTCGTGAAGCCACGATGAGCGGCACGGTCAAAGCCGACACGTCCGGGATGGATGGCTCTTCGAAAGATGACGAAGACGGTCCAATCATCGAAGGCGAAAAGGTGATGTAATGAACAACATTGCCGATGAATTTGACATGGGCGCTGAAGGGGTGGGTAACTCCACCCCCGATGCCCTGGAGCGTTTGCGCAAAGCCATTGCAAACACAATTGCCATGCAAGAGCATATTGAACAAATGGAAGGCGATTTATCCGAAGCGAAAAAGACCCTTCAATATGCACGCGCAAAACTGTTGCCTGATTTGATGGCTGAGATGCAAGTCGATAGTTTGACGCACGCCGGGTATGAGGTGAAGGTTTCGGAATTTGTTTCTGGTTCGTTGCCGAAGGATCAAGAGCTACGCGAAAAGGCTCTTGAGTGGTTGGAAAGTCACGATGGCGGCGAATTGATTAAAACCGATTTATCGCTATCATTTGGCAAAAGCCAACACAATGAGGCCTTGAGTTTGGTTGCTGAATTGAAAGACGACGGCTACACGGTTGGTGTTACATCTGGCGTTCACCCACAGACGTTGCAAAAGTACGGACGAGACCGTATCCATGACGGTGAAGAGATCGACACCGAATTGCTGGGCCTGTTTGTTGGGCAGATTGCTAAGATTAAGAGGGTAGAGAAATGACTTGGCTTACAACAATGCGTGCGGATATTGATTATATGCGTCTCCCCATTGGGTTGGCAAATGTTCTTCGAGCGTACAACATCATTAGAGAGCGTAACGGTTACGATTTTGCAGAAGCTGATTTTTTGATGTCGGATTGGCGACATGGCGACACATACAGGCTACGCCTTGGCCTAAACCTTTTAACGGTACGCGGCGTGATGCTCATGGCTCGTAAACACACCAATTTATGTGGTGGATATGTTTCTCAGCACCAAGGTGATCTAATGGCCTTACAGGGGCTGTTTTATTGGAATGGCAGCGATGAACTTGTCACCCGTATTTTGTTGAATGCGTGGCGCAAGGGTTCTTCTCCAGCGCATGATTAAATGTTTTTACAACAAGACTAAACCCTCCCTCCCTAAGTCTTGTTGAAACTTGGCCCACCAACCTTTCGTTTTTAATCGCATGAAAGGACTCAGACCCCAGGATTGTGGGATCGGTTGGTGGGCTCTTTTTTATCATTTTTTACAAATAAACTCTTTTCTTTTTAGATAACTCAGTTTATAGTGGTTTATGGATTTTAGAGGAATGGAGCAAAGTTGATGGCACTGTTATTGGTAATTGTTCGGGGGCTTCCTGGATCGGGCAAGACAACTCTTGCGAAAAAGCTAGGAATAAAATTTCATTACGAGGCTGATGACTTCTTTATTTCGAATGGTGTTTATAAATTTGATCCGGTAAAAATTTCAAGCGCACATGAATTGTGTCAGCGGAGGGCTTTCGAAGCGTTGAAACGCAATCATGATGTTGTTGTTTCAAACACCTTTACACAAAGGTGGGAAATTGAGCCTTATCTAAAAATGGCAAAAACAACGGGCGCAATCGTTCAAGAAATTACTTGTAAAGGTGATTGGAAGAGCGTTCATAACGTGCCAAAAAGCGCAATTGAAAAAATGAAATTGAGATGGGAAGAATAGGAGCAAAGTTGATGGCTTATGAACTTCCGAGAGATAAAAACGGTGCGGTGTATCGTTTAGCGGTTTTGATTGATTTTGAGAAGTTTGACACCGCCAACGCCATAGACGCTTTTGATGTTGTTATTAAAAGCGTTCGAAAAGAAGAGCGTGAACGGTGCGCTGAAGCATGCATTAAAGAACGCATTGACAATCCTACTACAGAGATGGCATTCGGCCATAACGGTGGATGTCATTCCTCATATGAAGCCATCCGCGCCCTAGGAGACAAATAAAATGCCATCAATCGTAATCGATCTAGACGGAACCTTGAGCGATTGTTCCGGGCGCGTGCATCACCTTCAAAACGGCGACTGGGTTTCCTTTCATTCTGAGTTGATGAATGATGAGCCTATGTCGGATGTTAGATGGTTTCTTGAGAATTTTGGGTGTGGAGCGTTTGGGCCAAGCCCTGATGAGTTCGTTGAAACAATCGTTTGCACGGGGCGTTCAGAAAAATACCGAGAACAAACCCTCCGGTGGTTTGCCGACCATGACATTTTCGTCGATCACCTCCTCATGCGCCCGGACAACGATTACATGCCAGACCACGAACTGAAACCAAAGATGCTTGAAGAGTTTTTCGGCTCTCGTGAAAAGGCTCTTGAAGAAGTGAAATTCGTCATTGATGACCGGGACGCGGTTGTTGAGGCGTGGCGCAATTATGGCTTGCCATGTTGGCAGTGTCGCAGTGGAGGGTATTGATCATGGGAATGTTCGATTATGTGCAATGTGATGCAAAGCTCCCAAATCCAGAGCCGATGGACAGTGATTATCAAACAAAGTGCATGGACTGCTTGTTAGATGAATATACGATTTCCTCCGAAAACAAATTGTTTGTTAGCGGCGAACAAATCTGTTTTGACGGTGAAATGTATTTTTATGGAACGACCAAACAAACAGGACGTTGGAAAGAGTATAAGGCGTCATTTGAAGATGGTGTGATGGTTGCCGTGGAGGAATTGAAAAATGACCAATAACCCAGAACAATGTCCCGCGTGTGGCAGTGTCGCGGTGGAGGGTATTGATTATGACAAACGGTGAAACGTTAATTGTTGTATGCACCTTGTTGTGTGTTTTGTTCACGGTATTTTCGTTTTTATTGTGGAGATCAACTCAAAAATTATCGGAAAATGATCTTAACAAAATGATTGAGTTGATGGGGCGAATTGAGGATGCTGCAAATGGCAAATAACCTAGAACAGTGCCCGACGTGTGGTGGTGAAGATTTTGTCGTCGCTAGCGATGGCGCATTTCATTGTCGAAATAGCTCTTGTTGTGCCGTGTACGTTAACGATTGCTTAATAAGCATTGGCAGAATGCTCCCCGGTCAACGGATCGAAGAAATCTTAGCAACGGGGAAGCTATCCACAGAAGCTAATCGCTTAGAAAATCCAGAATTGCTTGATGAGTACGAGGCATTAATAAGTGGCCCAAAAACACCACCACAAATGCTTCGCGATGCTGCCAAAATCTATGAGCAGCGTCACGAGATGTATGAGAAAGATTACTTTCATGAGAAGCGGTTTAACTTTGTGATGAGGGAGTTGTTTCCTGGAAAAATTGAGTTTATCGACAAAAAACAATTCATTCGTCTTGGGCATTTTATGAATATGGTTCATGGATTGGTTCATTATGCAGCGAACTTTGACCGTGGTGGACATGTCGATAGCCTTGATGACTTGGCAGTGTATGCGATGATGTTGCGGGAGATGGATTGTGTTTCGGAAATGTCAGTTAAAGGAGACGCCGGCAATGGCTAAATTATGGTCGCAGGGTGGACCTAACCCATTCCCAAAATGGGTGCAGTTCATCGCGTTTCATCTTTCAGATTGGGTGCAGTTTGTTGGGGTGCTTTTGATCCTTGGCGCTTTCGCCGCTGCAATCACCGAATGGCTGACCGGGGCCATGCAGCCCGGCGTAATGTTCCTGGCCTTCATCGTCGTGGGCGTTATTCAGACATTTTTGTGGATCATTGGCGATGACATTCGCAAAGAAAAATCAAACCGGAAAACGTCCGTTTCCGACCAAAAACCCGACTACAAGAAACTCGGAACGATGGACCCAAAACAGTTTGATAAATAACCCCGCCCGGTTGCTGCCTACTTATGCAACCGGGCAAATGGAAGGGCAAACGAACATGAAATTCATTTGGAAACCGGGAAAAGAGATGCACATTCAAGAATTTGACCGCACGGGCACGCCTTTGATGGTGGCGCTGTGTGGAGAGAAGTTCGAAAGCGGCCACCGCACTTGCAATTTGCCGCTCGGTCAACCGCGCTGCAAAGCCTGTGAGGCGATGCTTGAGGAAGTACACAACGACGCTAACGCGGCGTGCGTCTAGGAGAGGACAACGACCATCCCGCACCACCTTTTGAACGGAAACGAGCAGGTATTGAAATGGTGACAGCAAATCAAGTTGAATGGCTCAAAGCCGCGCACCTGTCGTGCAAGAGTCTCTGGGTGGTCGACGCGTTCGCACCGAAGGTGGTGACG